GGCTTGCCGAAATGGCAGAGCAGGACCAAGCGATCGAAACCGCCTCGAAGGGTGTCTTCCAGGCTCTTGCCGGACGTCCGGGCGAAGGCCTTCTCACCGCAGTTCGGGCCATCGGGTCCGGAGGGCAGGCAGAGGCCGAAGCCAAGGGGCGCATAGCGGAGATCATGGGGTCCACGGACCTCGAAGAGATAGCCGCCGCAATCCGCGAGATGACCCGAGAGCGGGCCCGCCGATCGAAGGTGGACCGCAACGCGGCCCGATCGGTCCAACAGGGTTCCAGGTTCCTTGGAAGCATCCTCGGGACCAACATGATCGAACCCGTCGAAGACTAAACACCACATACGGCCGTCCCCGCTGTCCCGAAAGGGTCAAGGGGCGGCCATCACCTCGAAATTACATGCCCACGAAGCCCACTGGTCGCCCACGCGGCAGACCTCCGGGGGTCAAGAACAAGCCAAAGACGATTGAAACATTCGTCATGGCGGAGCTGACCAACCCCCCGCCGAAACCTAAACGGCCGCCGAAGATGGCGGCTAGGGGCCCATGGGCCGGCAAGACCCCCGAGGAGCGCTCGGCTCTCAGCCGGCAGCTCATCGAAGCCCGCAAGGGCAACTACGCAAAGAACACAACCCCCGGCAAGCCCCGAGACCTCACGAACGCACAATGGGCGGAGGTCCAGGAGATCGCTCGCCTAGACGCCAAGAGGATCATGCAGCGCATGAAGGACGCCGGACAGGTTCCCGACGACCCCAGGGCCGCCGAGGCTCTGCAAACCACTATAGAGACCCTGAGGACAGCGGAGAGCCCGAAAGACAAGATCGCGGCCGCCCGCCTCATCCTCGACTTCACCAAAGCTAAGCCCGCTCAGAAGAGCGAAGTAACGGTCCGCACCGCCGAGGACATCCTTGACGAGATGGCGGAAGAATAAAGAAACCTAGATGAAAATTAGTATCCGGAAGCTCTTCGGAAATATCAGCCCTATCGCGCTTACCTACGGGGCCGAAGAGGGGGATGCGGTTTTTGTGACACAAGCTGCCCCATTACCTACGGGCGGCCTGCGCGAGGCCTTTCCGTTGGTCTCGGCAAACGTAGCGTCAGCGCCGGTTACCGTTTACGGCGGCGATTACATATTCTGCCAGACGGCGACGGCATACGGGACCGTCAAGCTCCAGGTTCTCGGACCTGACGCCACTACGTGGCTAGACGTCCTTTCGAAGGCGTCCGCCGACACCACGGCCGGAACCGGAGTCTCTCTCGGCTCTGGCGCAGTCGTGCGCGTCCTTTTGACAAGCACGTCTGGCGCAGCCGCCACGCTGGCGCGGGTCCCCTGATGGCCAGATTTCTTAGCATTTCTTCCTTTGGCGGAGGTACCGTACGCCCAATCGTGAGCGCCGCTTCTCCGCCGTTTGCTGCGGGACAGCCGTTTAGTTGGACCCCGACCGTGATGGGCGGTTTCGCTCCGTACCTTTTCACCCTCGCTGCGGCCCCTGGAGGTATTACCATCAACGCCAAGACTGGCGTGGTAAGCGGGACGCCGGCATCCGTGGGCACTGCCACAGTTACCGTGAAGGACGCCATGGGCTCCACTTCCTCGGTGGTGATTGGCGGGGCTGCACTGCCTGTCTTACCGTTGACGATGCCAAAGGTCGTAATGTTCGGCGACAGTCAGTCGCAGTTCAACCACGCAATCTTTGGCGGGACAGGTGCTACTATCCCTGCTGCGACCTACAAGGGGCCAGTTGTGGCGGCGTGGGCTAAGGACCCCCGCTTCAACATCGATACATGGGCGGACCCAATGGACCCCTTAAGTCGGGGCTTCAATGGGGCTAACCAGGGATTGGGCGGAGATCACTTCCGTAACCAAAGCAACAGCAGCCTTCCGGGCGGTGGCATCCTTGCCCGGATACCCTACGCGGTCGCGCGGGCTCCCCAAGTCGCCATTCTTAACTCCTTGGGCACCAATACGATACACAGCGGCGACATCGACGGGAGCTCGTCTGCCCCAACCGCTGACTACGTCATCGCGCAGATCAAGGCGACAATCGCGGCCTTCGTCCAGGCAGGAATTTACGTCGTCCCGGTGACAATTTATCCGCGCAACTGGAACGCCGGGGATGTCCGGCACACCATTGTCCAGACGGTCAACGCCTTCATTCGCGACCAAGCCGGTAAAACCGGAGTCCTTGGCGTGGTGGATGCGTACGATGCGCTGCGAGTTCCGGGGGATGTCCAACCGAACCCCAAGTATTTCCTAGAGGAATCTGGGGCCGTCACGGTGCATTTAAACGGCAACGGGACGTACTTGGTAGGCAACCTCATCCATGCAGTGATGGCACCGGCCACGACCGCCGCCACGCGCTTTAACGTCGATCCCGCCGTATCCAATTTGCTGCCCCAGGCGACTTACAACCTTCCTGGGACCACCGGCACCCGTACAGGCGGCAACACGACCAATTTTGTCGTGGGAACTGACGTTGACCCGACCGGCGAAATAACGGCCGCTGGCGTTGCGACGGGCTGTAATGCCTACATGTCGCGAGGGACCTCATCCTCCCGCCAGAAGTGCGGGAAGTCAGGGACGCAGTCCAGCACGGTCAACAAGCAAATCCTTCTCATCTCGCCGGTCGCGGACGCGGCACCGTGGCACCAGTCCCGGTTCACGTTCCCGCAGTACGCCCTGACGCCAACTCAGGTCCCAGCGGGGGGCTGGGTGCGTGTCTCCGTACGTGTGGATACAAGGGGGGCTAAAGGGCCGGCGAACGTGTTTCTACAGGCAACGCTAAAATCCAGCGCCGGCACGGTGCGGGTTGACGTGCAGCCCGGACAAATCGACTCCATCGCCTACAACAACACGAAGACGTACAGTGATGACGCACGGGGACAGCACTGGATTTCAGCGTTGTTTCAAATGCCGGCAGATGGTGATTATGCCACTCTCGACCTTGCCGTTTTCACGAACTTCCGTCCGGCAGGATTTGCGGCAGGTGATGTGTTTTCGTTGCTCATCGACAGGCCGTTATTGCGAGTGGCTACCGACCCCCGCGCAACTTGGAACCTCTAAAACCGATACTTTGAATGACGCCAGAAGAGCGCCGCAAGGCGACGAGGCGTAGACTTTACAAAGACTTTGAGTTCTACGCCTCCAAGGCCCTGAAGATCAGGACCAAAGAAGCCAAGATCGTCCCCTTTAAGCTCAATAGAGCACAGAAGCGGCTCTTGGACGCGGCCCTCTGCCAATGGGAGGAAACTGGCCGCATCCGCATTGTCATCCTCAAGGCCCGCCAGCTCGGGTTTTCGACGATGGTGGGCGGCTTCCTGTACTGGTGGATCAGCCAGCACCGCGCAACGAAAGGGATCGTCGTCACCCACAAGGGCGAGGCATCCACGGCGCTTTTCGACATGACGAAGCGTTACCACAAGGAGGTCCCCGACTTCCTGCGGCCGTCCACCGAGCGGGCCAACTCCAAGGAACTGAAGTTCGACAAGCTGGACAGTGGTTACATGGTGGCCACTGCCGGCGCGGACACGATTGGACGCGGCGAAACCCTCCAGGCCGCGCACCTATCCGAAGTCGGCCTCTGGCCCAAGTTGAAGGCGAAAGAGATCATGAACGGTCTCCTCCAGGCCATCCCTGAGGTGGACGACACCTTCGTCTTTATCGAGAGTACCGCTCGCGGCATGTCCGGCCCATTCTATGAGGCTTGGCGAGAAGCCGTTGCGGGCACCTCGGGGTACTTGGCGTACTTCGCACCGTGGTTTGAGGACCCGAAATATACCGCCGATCCTCCCGAGGGGTTTGAACGAACCCTGGAGGAGGACGACTATTGCGCCAAGGTCCTTGAGGTCTACGGCGAGGCCCTGACTGACGGGCAATTGCTGTTCCGTCGCCGAAAGGTGGCGCTGGACGGACCTGACCTGTTTAAACAGGAATACCCAACTTTCCCGGAGGATGCCTTCCTCACCTCGGGCGCTCCGGTGTTCAATCTCACGAAGCTCGCCGAACGCATGGAAAAGCTGTCCTCGCTTGAAGCGGACGGCATCGTCCACCGGATGGATTACGACCCGATCGAGCAGACCATGGCGGTCAATCCGCGTGGCCGGCTCTTGCTGTACCGCGAGATCGACCCGAGGATGGATTACACCATAGGCGTTGACGTCTCGAAAGGGACGGGCGGGGAACAAGACAACTCCGAAGGCGACTGGTCCGTGGCGCAGGTACTCGACCGCCATAAGCGGCAAGTGGCCGTGTGGCGCGGAAAGGTCGAACCGGACTATCTGGCGACCATCCTGTATCACCTGGGCCATCTGTTCAACGAAGCCCGTATGGCTATCGAGTTCAACAATCACGGCATCCTGCCCAACACCCTTCTGTACAAGACGGGGGTCATGGTGGCCGGCGAGCTCAAGACCTACGACAACCTCTATACCCGTGAAGTCTACGACCGGAAGACGGAAGAGACCCGCGAGGAGCTGGGCTTCTACACGGACGTCAAGACCCGGCCGCTCATCATCGACGAGCTGCGGCAGGCGGTCCGAGACGAGACCATACTCCTTAACGACGCCCCCACGATTACCGAAATGACTACCTTCGTGGCGGACCCGAAAAGCGGGAAAATCGAAGCCGAAGTAGGCTGCCACGACGATTGTGTGATGGCCCTGGCGATCGCGAACCACATTCACGAGGGATGCTGGGAGCTGGTCCAAAGCTCTGACGACCTCTATTTTGAAATGATCTAGGAACCCCATGAAATTGAAGCCCCGCGTCCTCAGCGATGAGGAGTTGGTGGGCGCGTGCGTGGCAAGGGCCGAGCAAGGCTCGACCTTCGTCAACCTGAACCTGAAGAAGGAACGGGAAGACGTCACGATGTACTACCAGGGCAAGAAGCCCTTTCCGCTCCGCGAAGGCGGGTCCAAGTTCGTATCGCAAGACGTCTATGAGAGCGTAGAAGCTCAGAAGGCCCAGATTACCGAAGCGTTTAGCGCGGGCTCCAATATCGTCTCCTTCGCGCCTCAGAACGCCGAAGACGTCGCCTTGGCCAAGCAGGCCACGGAATACTGCGAGCATGTGGTATTCCGCCTAAACGACGGCCCAGGCATCATCAACGGTGCCGTCCACGATAGCGCAATGCACCGCATCGGCATCGCCAAGGTCTATTGGGACCCCGGCGAGATCAGTACGACCCATCGGTTTGAAGATCAGCCCGCCGAGGCGGTAAATCAGCTTCTCGCTGACCCCTCGGTCCGCCTGACGACCAAGCCGACCGTTAAGGACAACCTGGTCTCCGGGGAGTTCGAAAGGGTGGAGGATGTATCCCAGACCCGTATTGAGCTCGTGCCCCCTGAGGAGTTCGTGGTGGCTGGCCGGTTTACCGACCTGGATAGCGCCCCCTATGTGGGTCACCGCTACGTCGCCACCCTCGGGGATCTAGTGGACGCCGGCTACTCGCTGGACGTCGTGTACACTATCACCGGCGCCGATGACGCCCTCCTGTTCGATGAGGAGCGCCAAGTCCGGGATGGCGAGCTCATAAACGCCACCTTCGACAACGACAGCGAGGACGAAGCGGGACGGCTCTGCACCGTCACGGAAAGCTATATCCGGATCGACGCAGAGGGCACGGGGAGGCAATCCCTGTGGAAGGTCGTACACGTTGGCCGCACGTTGCTTGAGAAGGCCAAGGTGGCCTGCCACCCGTTTGTCACTTACTCCATGCAGCCGGAGCCTCACAGCTTCTACGGCGGCAACTTTGCGAGCCGGGTGATCCAGCACGCCAACACTAAGACCACGCTGACCCGCGCGATTATCGAACAAGCCGTGGAGGCGACCAACCCCCGCTGGCAAGTCGCCCGTGGTGGGGTTCAAAACCCCCGCGAGCTGATCGACAACCGGCGAGGCGGCATCGTCAACGTCCGGGACGTCAACACGTCAGTAGCGCCGCTCCCGCAGACCCCGATTAACCCCTACGTCCTCCAGACGATCGGCATGGTCGATCAGGCCCGCGAGGATACGACCGGCATCTCGCGGCTCTCCCAGGGCCTCGATAAGAAGGCGCTGTCCCATCAAAACAGCCAAGGCCTTGTGGAACAGCTCACGAGCAATTCCCAGGTCCGCAGCAAGGTCGCCGCCCGCCACTTCGCGAGCCAATTCCTGACCAAGCTGTACCTGAAGGTCTACGCCATCGGGATCGAACGGGACCGCACGCGCATCCTTGAGATCGCCGGTAGCTACGTGGAGGTCACTCCGCAGTCCTGGCGACGTCGTACGGACCTCAGGATCGACATGACCTTGGGGTACGATGAGCGGGCCGTACAGGCCGAAGAGCTCCTGACGTACGACAGGTACATGACGCAAAACCACCCGCGTCTCTATGACGACGGGAAGGCCTATACGGTCATCTCGAAGGTCCTGGAGATCAAGGGCCACAAGAACGTCGCCGACTTCATCGCGGACCCCGCGACCCTAGAGCCGCCCAAGCCGGACCCCAAGACCGAGCTTGAAATTCAGAAGCTCCAGAAGGAAATCGAAATTCTGGAACGCGAAATCGCGCTCAAGGAAAGCACCTTCCAGCACAAGGCAGAGGTGGAAACCTTCGAAGCGCAGCTCAAGGAAATTCAGCAGGAAGCCGAGCTGGCACTTAAGACCCGCGAAGCGGACCGCAAGGACGCAGAGACGGACAACCGGATCGACATTTCCCAGGCCGAAACCGAGCTTGCAGCCTTCCAGGCAACGCAGACTCCGGTGGAGAACAAGAAGTCGTCCGCGATTATCAGCCCGAACGGATAACCATGGCCATTCTCGTCCTGACCGACGAAGAACAGCAGGCGGTAGACGAGGGGGAGGCCGCAGGGTCCCTCCTCGCGAACCCCGTGTTCCTCACGGCGATCGAAGCCGTCCGCGCCCAGTGCGCCGAAGGCATCCTGACAAGCGAACCCTCTGCCCGCGAAGCTCGCGAGGACGCTTACAACCTATCTCGGGGCCTCTCCGCCGTCACGGTGGAGCTCAGAGCCCTGAAAGCCCGCGCCGAGACCATTCTGGCCCAGGCTGAAGCCCAAGCCGAAGATGAGCCCCTCACGGACAGCTCATTCGGCGACTATTGAGAGAAACCTCACACTTGACCATCCTAACGCAGGACGCCGGAGACCCCGGTATGTCCGAAGAGGCAGCCGAAGCGGCCCTCATGGCTTCCTTCGAGCCTCCGGCGAATGACGAAGACGCGAACGGCGGCAATCCCGCTGACCCGTCCGATGATCCTGAAGGGCCGGACCCGGACGACCATACCGACGACGGCGATGAAGGCGATGAAGGGAACGATGATCCCGACGACGGCGACGAAGCGGGCGACCCTCCGGCCCCGCAGCCCCTCACGGACGACGCAGAAGTAGAAGTCCTCATCGGCGGCGAGGCCCAGAAAGTCACCCTCGGGAGCCTCAAGGCTCTCGCAGGCCAAGAGGCCGAACTTACCCGACAGGGCCGCGAGATCGAAATGGCGGGCGGGCAGGCTGCCGCCACGCTCCAGGTCGCCCTGGAGATGGTGGAAGAAGAACTGGCCCCGTACGCGGACATCGACTGGCTGGTGGCCCAGCAAAACCTGGAGCCCGAGCTCTTCCAGTGGCACCGGCAGCAGGCCGCCAAGCTGGCGGACAAGTACCGCAAGCTGACTGACGCCGCCAAGGGCTTCGAGCAAACCTTTACCGAGCGCCGCGCGTCCGTGAATGAGGCCGCCAAGGCAGCCGCGACCCGCGAGCTGTCTGCCGACGTTCCTGGCTGGAATGACGCAATGCACCAGGAGGTCCTCGCCTACGGTGCCACTCAGGGCCTCGACGCCGCCGAACTGGCGACCGTCACGAACGCCAAGGTCCTCAAGCTCATCCGCAAGGCGATGCTGCACGATCGGGCGGAGAAGGTCGCGACCCAGAAGGTCAATGACGCTCCGACAAAGGTCATCAAGGGCGGCAATCGCCAGCCTGCGGCAACCGCCAAAGCCGTCAACGCCAAGAAGGCAATCGCGCGACTGGAGGCCTCCGGGTCCTCCGATGACGCGGTAGCCGCACTCATGGGGCGCTGGGGCTAACAAGCTCCCGCCTCACCCCAAACAATACCCTTTTCTCAGTAAGAATACCCAAAACACTATGGCTACTTTCCAGACTTATGACAGCGTCGGCGCGAAGGAAGACGTCAGCGACGTCATTTCGATGCTGAATAAGCACGAAACCCCCTTCACCAGCTCGCTCTCGAACCGCACCGTCAGCCAGAAGACCTACGAGTGGCAGGAAGACGAGCAGGAGGGCGGCAAGGATAACGCCCAGGTCGAAGGCTTCGACGCGACCGAAGAAGACCTGACGACCACTCAGATGCGTTCGAACACCACTCAGATTTTCTCGCGCACCATCCGCCTGTCGGGCTCGCTGGAAGCGACGGAACACTACGGCCGCAAGAGCGAACTGGCCCGCCAGATCGTCAAGAAGGGCAAGGCCCTGAAGCTGGACCGCGAACGCGCTTGCGTAGGTGTCGATCAGGCGGCCGTCCTCGGCTCCAACACGGTCGCCCGTCGCCACGCCTCGGTCTCGAAGCTGATCGACGCCGGCTCCATCATCGACAATTCGAACGCCGGCACCGCCCGTCCGATCCAGGAGGTCACCCTCCGCAAGGCGATCAAGAAGAACTTTGACGAAGGCGGGCAGGCTCGCCGGTTCATGGTGGCCCCGTACGTCGCCGAACAGACGGCGGAGTTCGACGGCAACGCCTCGCGGACCCGCGAAGTGACCGGCAAGGGTGCCAAGGAAATCGTGCATGTCGTTGACGTGTACACGACCGCCCTTGGCACGCTGACCATCGAAACCAACCGGGAAATGAAGGCGGACTTCGGCCTCCTGTGGAACCCCGAGGACTGGAAGGGCGTCACCCTGAAGGGCCGTGGCTGGTTCCGTGAGACCCTCGCGAAGACCGGCGACAATACGAAGATCATGCTGGCCGGCGAGTACGGTCTCCAGCACAACAACTTCAAGGCTTCGACGCTGGTTAAGGGCATCGGCGAGTAATCGCAGACCCCCGAGAGACCCCATGGCCTTCGGGTCGTGGGGTTTTCTTTTCATCCCCCAACCGAGACTGAATGAATACCCAATACACCTTCGTCGGCCTTGACGAAGATTTCATCCCCGAGACGGTGAATGGCGACTTTGAGGTCACCGGGACCATCGTTTCGGCGCAGCATATTCCCCAGGGCTTCCTTGACCGCGTAGCCGCCAAGCGGAATTGGCAGGACGCCCAGTCCTTCAGCGCCCTTACGAAGGGTGACGACCTCGAAAAGGTCCATCTGGCCCGCATCCCGGTCGCCGTCGTCAACAAGTGGCAGCGCGAAGGCTTCGACATGATGGAGTTGATTAGCTCCGGAGACCCGAACGCAGCATCGATCATCATGGCCAAGCTGCGCCTTGAGGACCTCAGCGCCTTCCAAGTCTCGTCGAAGAACTTCTAATGAACTTCGGCGACTGCAAAGCGCGGCTGCGGGCGCTCATCAACCGCAGGGACCTCACGGACCAGCTCGCCGGTAGCTTCATCACTGATGCAGTGGCCGACATGGAGAGAGAGGTTCGCATCGGCCCCATGGAGCTCGTCCTCTCCCAGTCCGAATGGGACGGCGAGAAGAACGCCATGTTCGTCCCCCGGAATTTCCTGGAGACGATCAACATATTCACGGACCAGCAAGAGCTGGACCAAGCCGACATTTCCAACTTCCTGAAGGTGCCCGACATCGGCGGCGTCCCCACGCACTTCGTGAAGGTGTCGAACCGCTGGCTTCTGCGGCCCACGCCGGCCCCAGGGACCCGCGTCTACCTCCACTATTACTCCCAGTCCGAAGCGCTCCTCAATGATGACGATGAGAACACGTGGACCCGAGCGGCACCTAACGCCGTCGTGTACACGGCAGCCGGCCTAGCGGCAGACTTCTTCCAGATGGAGGACAATCACGCCCAGCGGTACGCCGCGCGGGCTCGCGGTTACATCGAAGCCCTGGAAGATCAGAACATCAATGAGAAGTGGGGCGGTCGCATCACTATTCCGATGCCTGCGGGCACCGGGGATTTCTAAGCATGACAGACCTTGCACGCACTTCATTTTACGGGGATGACGACCAGCGCCTAGTAGGCCCGAAGGGCGACCCTGGCGACATCGGACCCCAGGGGCCTCCGGGGCCTCCCGGCCCACAAGTCCCCCTCCCGAAGCATAACAGCAACGCCGCAGCCCTCGCTGCCGGCCTGACGATCGGAGCGCTGTACCAGCTCCCCAGCGGCGCAGTTTACGCCGTCATCTAACACCTAAGAGCACACATGAAACCTACAGCCGCGTCCTTCTACGACGTCATGGGCGAGAGCCTGCGCGGCCCTCAAGGAGACCCCGGAGACACCGGCCCTCAAGGCCCTCCCGGACCCGAAGGACCGCGCGGCCCGAAAGGCGACAAGGGCGACAAAGGGGACCCCGGAGACGGGAACCTTGAAGAGGTCCTAGAGACCGCCAACGCCTACGCCCGCGCGGCCATCACGGAAGAGCGCGAAGCCCGCGTCACCGCCGAAGAGGCATTCGCCCGCCGCGTTCTCACTATCGAAGCGGACTTCGTGACCCACGGCGAGGCGGACACCATCGCCCACGCTCGGGTCCAGGAAGAGCAAATAGCCCGAGCTACCGCCATCGACGCCGTGGCGCGACGTATCGAGACCGTAGAGGCTTCGTACATTACCTCGGAGGGCGCGGGGTCCATTGCGGACGCCAGGGTCCAGGTGGAGCAGCTCGCCCGCGCCAGCGGAGATGAGGCCCTTGCTTCCCGCATAGAGACCATAGAGGCCGACTACACCACGAAGGGCGAAGCGGGCGCTATAGCGGCGGCTAAGGTTTCCGATGAGGCAACCGCTCGCGCCAATGCAGACGGGGCTCTTGCGCAGCGCATCCAGACCGTGGAGGCCTCTTACATCACGGCGGGACAGGCAGGCACCATAGCGGACGCACGGGTCTCATCGGAGGCCACGGCGCGAGCCAATGCTGACGGGGCCTTAGCGTCTCGCATCGACACCGTGGAAGCCGAGTATATCAAAACAGGTGACGCTTGGGCCTACACGAACGCTAAGGTATCCGAAGAGGCGACCGCTAGGGCCAATGCGGACGGTGCATCCGCCCAGCGCATCACGGCCTTGGAGGCCACCTACGGGAACACGGCCAGCGCCGCAGCGTCCGCCCAGGTCGCGACAGAGCAAGCGGCCATATCGACCGCTAAGGCCGCAGAGGCCCGGTCGAGCGAAACGCTCTCCGCCCAGTACCTTGGGAGCACCAAAGAGCTCTTCAATGCTGAGTGGCCGCCGACGCTCGCCCCCGTCGAGCGGGACGCTTACCAACTCGATTACGTGCCGAGCATCGGAGGCCCCGAGAACAGTTGGCCCCAGCCATATATAACCAGCTATGATGCAGGGAGGGGCGGCCGGTCCATCAACCAGTATTTCAAGAAGTTCCGGGGAAGGCCCGCATTGGGCCGCAAGTTCCGGGTGACGTGCTGGATTTACACCTACGCCACCAATAACGACTATTTCCACCTTACCGTCCTCTCCTCAACCAGTGGGGTATGGGATGGCTCCGCTGTGGGAATAGGCGGATCGGCCGCTGACGGCGGGACCAATTTGGTCTATGGCTTCAACGCCCCTTCCGGTGGCGCACGCGGCTTCCAGAAAATGTGTGCCGAGTTCGTTGTGGACGGGAGCTGGAGGGCCTTTTGGACCCCACGGCTTGAGCACTACACGACCGGAGCGGCCCCTAACGGCCTATGGCACACCACCGGCTTTGTGGTGGAGGACGTCACCGAGTCTTCGCGGGCCGAAAGCTCCGCAACGGCTTCCGACGTCTACAGGGCCCAGGCCGATTACGCCCGCGCCTCCGCAGAGTCCGCCAGGGACCTTGCGGCCCAGTATCGCTCCCAGGCGGAAGGCTTCAAGAATACCGCCGACGCCCGAGCAAGTGCCGCAGAGACCTCAAGGGCCCAGGCAGATGCCGCAAGGGCCCAGGCGGAAGCCGCAAGGAACCTCAGCGCCGAATACCGGGACAGCAGCGCCTACTACAGGGACAGTGCTGTGGGCGTGCGGGATGAAACCGCAGGGCTCCGGAATGAGACCTATAACTACCGGGACCAGGTGGCGGGGCTCCGAGACGAGACCGTGGGATATAGGGACCAAGCGGTGGCGAAAGCCAATGCCGCCGAAGGCTCTAGGGTCCAGGCCGACGCGGCGAGGGCCTCTGCGGAGAGCTGGGCAAACCTTTCCGCCAGCTACGGGGGAGGGGGCGGCAACATGCTGCCTCAGTCACGCTTCGCGCTGGACGACGTCGGTTATTACTTCTGGACGCCCTACGATGCCTCTTGGTTCGAATACGGGCGGGACGGGGCTGGGGATGATTGGCGGCCGACAGGTGAGCACAATATCCACATCCGCCAGAACAACGGCAACTCTGACGCCTGGGCCCAGCGGCATACGGACCGCTTCAGCGTAGAGGCAAATCAGTGGTACGAGTTCACCGCTGCCACGGCGGCCCATCGCTGTAACTGCGAGCTCCGCATCGAATGGTATCGGGCTGATGGTTCCCACATCATCAACACCAACTCCGGCATGTTCGCGCCCGCCAGTGGCGGCCGGGACATAAACAACTGGACGCGCACAGTCGCCGCAAAGGCGCAGGCTCCAGGCGATGCGGCTTCGGCCCTCGTGGTGTTTATCAAATATGGGACCTACGCGGGCCAAGGTGACTCCTGGGCATGGTGGAGCCGTCCCCAGATGACGCGCACCACTCAGGGCGCGGCAAGTCCCAAGCCGTACTTCCCGGCCCCCGACACGGCCAGCCTTCAGCAGCAGGCCTCAGCCATCGCGGACGCCCAAGGAAAGCTCCAGGCCCGCTTCCAGATCACCGCCCAAGTCCCCGGCCAGCGCACTCGCGTTACGGTCCAGGCGGGCAACGGCGATACTGGCGTGGACATCGAAGGGAACGTCCATATCCATGGCGACCTCACGGTGGACGGCACGATCAATTCCAAAAAGGTCAAGCTGGACACCTACGTCAAAAGGGCGGCCGTAAGCGGCGGCGGGTCTCCCGCATTAGGCCAAACGCTCCTCATCGGCGCTGTGGACCTTGGCGTGACCAACCCGAACGGCTCGTACCTCCTCGAAGTGGGAGGGACGATGGTTTGTGACGTGGGCAGGCAGACGACCAATCTAAACGGCCGTCCCTACTACGTCGATGCGCTGCCGGACGGGGGCTTCCTGGTCCAGCTCGTGAAGAACGGCACCCCGATAGTGAGCAATTACTATCAGGCGTCGGAGTACGGCAGTACGCCTATGCAGACTCGCACGCTCTCGCTGGCCCTCACACGCAACTACGAGCCCACGGACACCACTGAGGGCAATGTGACCCTCCTGGTCTACGCCATCCGGGGCAACTCCGACACGGGCGTAACGGACCAGGGCGACTACTACCAGCGCCAGCGCAGCGCCCTCTATCACTCCTTCAGCTTCACGGCGAAGGCGAAATGGACTTTCACCTAAATGCAGCTCGCAATCTACGAGGAGGCCTCGGGGACCATTGTGTCCCTGATGCAAGCCTCTGCGTTCCCGCAAGGGATGCCGGACGACTTCGTCCCTGAAGGCCACGCCTACACGATGATGGACGATGAGACCGAAATCTCCCTCACGGGGCACTGTTTCATCAACGGGGTCCTCAGCGACAAAGAGCCGGACATTGCGCCTTCCCGTGCGGCTCTCTGGTCCCAAGCCAAGGCCTTCCGGGACTTCGTGATAGACGGGGGGTGCCCGACGCCCCTCGGGGTCGTCCAGACGGACGCAGAGAGCCGCCTGAAGATCAGCGGGGCCGTACAGATGGCCATGCTGGCGCAGGCGGCCTCCCAGCCCTTTGAGGTCTCCTGGACCATGAAGGACAACAGCGTTGTGAAGCACTCAGCGGCCCAGACGATCCAGCTAGGCCTTACCGTGGGCCAGCACGTCAACAAGGCCTTTGAGGCCGCTACGGCGATGCGGGGCCGGATCGAAGCCGCTGAGACCCTAGAGGCCCTTGAGGCCATCAACATCCTTGAGGCCCAGTGGCCTCCAAACGAATAGAGACAAATGCCGTCTGAAGACCTGTCCCCCATCGCCCTCATGTTTGACGTGAGGGAGCGGCTTGCCCGCATCGAAACGAAGATGGACAATTCGGCCGAACGGTTCGCATCGATCGAGAGCGACCAGGAGGACCACGGAAAGCGCATTGACGCCCTTGAAAAGGAAGTCGTGCAGTACAAATCGAAGCTCGCAGTCTTCGCCGGTATCGGCGGGCTGGGCATCACGCTGCTCGCTGTATTTGGAGAGAAGCTCCTCGGGCTCTTCTAACCCTTTAAAACCCCTAGCCAATTTGGCCGGGGGTTTTTAATCGCCTCCATATGCAGACATGACGTGAACGCGCCACCCAACCGGCGACCCGTGGCGATTTTGGGTTATTGACTCATTTTGATGCACTTAAATGCAGCATGTTCCTGGTCTGTTCTCGTTGTTACCGCAGACAATCCGTGGCAGGAACCAATCCGCCGCTACGGACTTTATGCAGCGTGCGACAATACGCTATTGCGGATCGTCCCAGATTGGATTAAGGGGTACACCAGTGACGAACGAACAAGACAACCGTCATCTCACTAAGCTCAGCCGCATGATGGACACATTTGCGGATGCGACTGGTGAACATGCGTCGGTCAAGGTCGTGGAGAGCTTCTGCCTTGCAGCAACGAACGAAGGGAAGAGCGTAGTCGAACTGGCCAAGCTCGCGGGGTCCACACGGACGACCATGAGCCGCCATCTGATGGACCTCTCGGAGATGCTGCGGAACGGCAAGGACGGCTACAAGCTCCTCCAGCGTAATCAAGACCCGCGCAACATGCGGACCGTGTTCTACACCCTCACTCCGAAGGGTCACAAACTGAGCCGTAAACTGAAGGAGCTAATGGAGGACTAATTGGCCATATATCCAGACAAGAAAGACGGAAAACATACCGGGCGCTGGCGGGTAGAGCTCCAGCGGGGGAAGGAGCGCTACAGGAAGCGTTGGAACACCCACGCGGAGGCAGAGGCCGACGAGAAGGCGGTACTGGCCTCCTGGGCTTCTGGAGAGGCCCTCCCGGCCCCCGGACAGGCACCCGGAGCCCCCGAGGTCCACACGCTCTCCTCAGTCATCCCTCTCGCTAAGGGTAACCTCTGGGACGGCGCGGACACTGAGGAGCTCTGCTACCAGCGCATGGAGATCATGGCGGACCTGTTGGGCCGTAACACCCGGCTCGACGCCATAGATACCCATGTGGTCGATCAGCTCATTAAGAAGCTGCGAGCGGCTGGGAAGTCGGACGGAACCATCAACCGCTACATGAGCCATCTCCACACCTTCCTCTTGTGGGCTCGGTCCCGCAAGTACCGGACGGTAGCGGTAGACGGCGAGGAGGGCATATCCTTCGCGTGGAAGAAGGAGACGCAGGGCCGTATCCGGTGGATTACCCTTGAGGAGGAAAAGGCCCTAGGCGAGTATCTGACGGGCCGCACGCACCCCAAGGGCGAGCAAGCTCACGCGGTCTGGAAGGTCATACAGATTGCCCTGGCGACGGGCTGCCGGCGAGATGAGATACTCACGGCGACCCTGAAGCAGATCAACGGCGATCGGTTGCACCTCTGGGAGACCAAGACGGACAACGCACGGACGATACCGATGGCCCCTCACATCCGCGAGATGCTGGTAGACCTTCTGCAATCGCAGACTATGCCGTCCCGTCGCGGTCTCCGCACTTGGTGGGAAAAGGCGCGTGTACACATGGGCCTTGCCAGTGACCCCGACTTCGTGTTTCACGCCTGCCGACACACATGCGCGACCCGCATGGTAGACGCTGACGTAAACGTCTTCGTCATCAAGGAATGGATGGGACACAAAGTGATGGAAACCACCCTACGGTACGCACATGTGAAGCCTCAAAATCTCACTGTTGCGCTCCAAAAGGTGGGGGATCACATGCGTTTGGTCGCTGAAAACCCCAGTGTTTCCGCCATTTCTGGCCTCCCCCACACGCTCCCCACCAGTGGGGCGAATGGGCAATTTGACATCGCAGCCTGACCTGCTAAAGGCCTGATTTCTGCGATAATCCGCATGCGGGTGTGGTGAAACTGGTAGACGCGCCGGACTCAAAAAGCCGTGTTGCGATAGTGTGTTCGTTCTATGCGTCGAAAGGAGTTTGTTTAGATTTCAGCTTCTTATCATGGTAGATGGCTGGCATGAAGTTTGTGTGATTTCGCGCTAGGAGCCACATAGGAGCCAGAAGAAATCTAGCTGTGGCGAACTCGAACGTGCCTCCTCTCACCGCGCTTGTTTAAAGCGACGAGCGAATCCCACTTCCGGGAAGCCGAGTGAAGATGTAGAGGGTCGAGCTAGTGCAGGATTGCCGCAGCGAGCGCTAAGCGGTTGAATGGATCTGAGAAGAATATTCTGCAGATCTGTTAGGGTAATTGAAGTCCACGATGCGGGCGTGGCGAAATGGTAGACGCAGTGGATTCAAAATCCACCGGAGAAGTCCATGTCGGTTCGAGTCCGACCGCCCGCACCAACTTCGGATTGGTTACCGTTGTTTCGTTGCACTGAAGTCACTTGTGCTGTCGAATGACCTCTTATTGGCCCATTCTTCGAGGTCTCGTTTGTCATACAGGACTCTCCGGCCAAACTTCTTGAACTTGGGTCCGCCGCCAACCACGCGCTGCTTTTCGAGGGTCCTGGGCGACAACCTCAAGAATGCCGCTGCCTCTCGGTTGTTGAGATAGACTGGGCTGCTCATCATCAGAGGGGGGGATATAGAGTCTGTCACGTGGGGCCTCGACTGTTTAAATTAGTCACGGCCCGCCTATCGTGACGAGTTCAGCATATCCGATGCTGCTTTCATTCGAAACGGGCAGGGCACTGAAGTGCCGATTGCGCAGATAGCGGCGCATTTTTGCGAACGAGCGCTTTGTGTTACTGTGTCGGAATTTGGCTAGCTAAATTTGTCCGACGCCGGGAAAGCGGTCTGCGTCGGCCACTCGGGCTCGGGGACGAATCGTGAGTGGGCTATACCTGAACTCGCAGGTATAGCCCACTCACGATCTACGAGAACTGCGCTGCCCATCGGCCGCTTCAAGCAAACACGCTGGCATCGGGGGACGGGCTCGGGAAGAGCTATGCGATACTAGTTTACTTCGTCTGCTTGTGCTCGAGTATCGCCGATCGCGTGCCGCACGTCCTTGTCTGGCTGAAAGTCGCCATAATTTGGCTGCATGACAAATCTCCACAGTGGCATCCGGTTCAAGCCTTGCTCGGAACGAAGCGAGGGGAACCACTTGGATTGGGCAGGCGCGCTGATGTCGATCACCTGACCGTCCGACATCGTACGTTGCGCATAATAGTGGGCGAACATGCGACTAACCCGGCTTATTCATGAGCCCGCTGCACTGGGGCGTGCCGGGTTTGATGTGTCGGT